TTTCATGCGTATTTTAGCTATGGGTGATGGCGGGGGAGACTTCCTGTCGGCGCAGGCGCAATTGTCGGCTGAAAATTTCGACGTTGCCGCGAGCGCGATCGGGCCGCGCAACATCAAGAAATACGTCGCGACGCGTATGGTAAACGGCAAGCCTGTTCGCGAGGTAAACCTGAAAAAAGCCTTTAAGGATGGTAAGCTAAAAGATCCGTCAGTGTTTCAGGGCATCCCGACTGCGTGGGCTGACACGCCGAGCGGCACTGAGTATGCAGAGCTGGAGCGGCTGGCTGGGATTATGGCAAAGCGGTTTGGCATGACGCCATCGCAGTTCCAGGCATCTCTCTGGATGGGCGCAGGAGACGTCACAGGGCTTGCTGACGAGAGCCAAGGCACATTTATGCAGCTACTACGCGGAGCGATCAATAAGCGCGCTGCGGAGCGCGGTATTGAGCCACGCGACATGCTGATGGACTTTATACAAAATAGAGCAGTACTCTCCGCGCCATTTGCAGCTCCTCTGGCAATAGGCGCGATGCGAGAGCAGGGGCCGCGATAATGGCTAATCTCCCTCCCTATATGCAGTCTGGTTATCGCGGCCTCGATTATTTTGGGTATCCGCAATTTGTTGACGATGATGGCAATTTAGTGAGCCGAAATCCGGATACTTTGTCCGCTAGGCGACCTGCGGTTGCTGAACTTGCGGAGGATTATCTAGCAGGCAAGGGCGTTCCTCGTTCTTCGTCGCGTTCGTTCTTTGGCGGCGCACAGGTAGGGGCGACAGATCCGCTGACGCGTTTTGTAGGTAACGCCGGCCTAGCGAGCTTGCTGCCGGTCACGTCAACCGCTTATGGGGCTGCTAAGGTCGCAAATCAGGAGCCTGACGGCTTTATTGATTTAGCGCTGGCACCGTTAGACTTTTACGGCCTCCGCCATGCCTATCGTACGGCGCGCCAGGCGCCGGAACTTGTGGAACTCCCTAACACAAGCCCCGCCGGGCGATCATACTTTCAAGACATCTTGAAGCGTGCGCAGGATAGCCAGGGGCCGATAGGCAAGCAGGTCGACGTTTACGCGCCTGAAGAGTATGAGGGAATGACATTAATGGCGAGTCCGAATGCCGACGCCGGATTTGCGATTACGCCAGAGGGAGAGATCGTTTCTTTGGTGAAAGGCGCCGACAGCCCTATCAAGGGCTTTGCGTCAAAAGCGCTAGCGGCTTCAGCGCCGCACGGGGGCGTGTTCTTGAATGCGTTTGACACGTATTTAACAGATCTATACAGCAAGGCTGGTTATCGGGCAGTGTCGCGAATTCCATTTGATGAAGATGTTATGCGGGAAAGCATCGGGGATGAAGCGACAGACGCCTTTATGGAGGCCACAAAGGACTTCAACGAAGGTCAGCCTGACTTAGTGTTTATGGTGAAAGATCCTGACACAACATCGTATGTGCGAGGCGAAGGAGAAATGCTAGATGATTACATGGATGCGCGAGGTCGTTTGGACCCGGATATTGAACGTCAGAGAGATGCTTACGAGGAAGACATCTTACGACGCCTACGAAATCTATCCTCAAGATGACGTCATACGGGACATCCCGAGGCGATACATTGAGGGCTTAAAGCGTAGAGACGCTGAGAAAGAAGGAAAGTAATATGGCCCAGGACATGTCCTTTGACGACTTTTTTGAGACGATGGATGACATCGAGCTGCAGGGGATCTTGCGTAAAGAGATCGACGACGCAGTTGACTATGTCGACAATTGGGTAAGTCCTATCCGCTCCCAAGCGACTAAATATTATCGCGGTGAGCCGTTTGGCGATGAAGAGCCTGGACGTAGCCAGGTTGTTTCTATGGACGTGCGTGACACGACGCAAGCTATTATGCCGTCATTGATGCGTATCTTTCACGGGAACGAAAAAACGGTGCAATATGTCCCGCAAGGCCCGGAAGATGTCGCGATGGCAAAGCAGGCTACTGACTACGTTAACTACATCGTAAATCGCGATAATAACGGCTTCCTCGTGACGCACGCAGCGTTCCAGGATGCGCTTGTGCGTAAGGTCGGTATCATTAAGGCGTTTTGGGATGACCGAACTGAATTCGAAACGCATAATTTCACTGGTCTAGACGACGAAGCGCTTGCCAAGTTAATGGCGGATGATAGTGTTGAGGTTAATGTTTTACAGTCAGAGACGTTTGGGGAGCCAAGTATAGATGAAATGGGGCAGATGGTCATGCCGCCACAAGTTCATGCTGTACAAGCGACGTACTCGCGTCCGAATGGCCGCGTTAAAATCGAAGCTGTTCCGCCGGAAGAATTCTTAATTTCCCGCGAAAGCAAGTCGATCCGTGAATCAGATTATGTCGGTCATCGCCGAGTGCTTACAATATCCGAGCTAGTGCAGATGGGTTATGACGCTGATTTATTTGAAGATGTTGGCAGCGTTCACGATGACATGGAAATGAACATTGAGCGCACGACACGTAACCCGGCATTGCAAAACGAAATGAACCAGCGTGACGACGATGCCATGCGCAAGGTTCTGTATGTGGAATCGTATATACGTGTCGACTTTGATCAAGACGGCATCGCGGAGCTCCGAAAAATTTGCACTGCTGGGAGTTCAAACAAAATCATCATGAATGAGGCTGTCGACATCGCCCCGTTTTGCTCATTTTGCCCAGATCCAGAAGCGCACGATTTCTTTGGCATGTCTGTAGCTGATTCAGTTATGGATATTCAGCGCATCAAGTCATCTGTCATGCGCAACACTCTTGATAGCTTGGCGATGTCTATTCATCCGCGTTTGACGGTCACTGAAGGTATGGTGTCTATAGAAGACGCAATGAATACTGAAGTGGGCGCGATTATTCGTCAGCGAGCACCAGGTCAGGTGCAAAGCTTGTCTATGCCGTTTGTTGGGCAGCAAGCGTTTCCTGTCCTGCAGTACCTAGACGAAATTAAAGAGGCTCGCACGGGCATTACGAAAGCGTCGCAAGGTCTTGACAGTACTGCTTTGCAGTCAACTACTGCGTCGGCGGTAAACGCGACTGTTACGCAGGCGCAGCAGCGCATTGAGCTAATTGCTCGAATATTTGCCGAAACGGGCATGAAGGATCTTTATACGATGATCCTGAAGCTTATCGTGAAGCATCAGGACCAGCCGCGCATGGTCCGGTTTAATGAAAATTTCCAACAAATTGATCCGCGCGCATGGAATGCCAATATGGACGTTTCTGTCAATGTTGCGCTTGGACGCGGCACGGATCAAGATCGCATGGCGATGCTTATGCAACTAGGAAACATGCAAAAAGAAGCGGTGCAGCAAATGGGTCCAATGAACCCAATTACTGACATTGCTAAACTAACGAACACAATGCGTGAGTTTGCAAACCTAGCTGGTTATAAAGACGCAAGCATGTTCTTTAATGATCCAGAAACCTATCAGGCGCCTCCGCCGCAGCCGCCAAAACCAGATATCAATGAGCAGCTTATTGCGGTGCAGATACAAGAAATCCAAGCAAACATGCAGAAGAAAGCTGCGGAATTGCAGATTGAGCAGGAACGTATCCGCATGGAGGATGACCGCAAGCGCGATGAGCTTGATGCGGAGCTATTCATGAAGGCAGCGGAAATGCAGGCAAAATATGGCACTCAAATGGATGTTGAAAAGATAAGATCTGAGATGCAAATCAATCGCGAGGTCTTGAAGGCACAAAGCGACGTTATAAAAGGTTCCTTAGATGACTAACTTACAAAAGGTTATTGACGATGGAACCAAGGCGCGACGTCTTCTTGAAGACAGTGATTTATTAGAATTCTTGGCGGAAGTAGAGGAAGGCTGCGTAATGCAGTGGAAAACTACAAAGCCGGATGATCAAGCCAACAGAGAAATGGCTTATGCAAAATTGCTTGGTGTACAAATGGTAGAATCTTTCCTGAAGGCAAAGGTGGATTCAGCCACTATTGCCTTAAATCGCAAATGATAGCATAATACGGAGAGACTTATGGCAGAAACCAGTAACCCACAAGGGATTGGATTGTCAGAGGCACAAAATGCAATCAGCGCCATGCTGGCACCCCAAGAGGATAATGTCGAGGCAGCTGAAGCAGCATCTGAACCAACAGAAGAGCTTGTAGAGGATTTTGAGGAAACTCAGGAATACGAAGCAAGCGAAGAAGTTGACGAAGAGGTCACTGAGTACGAAGAAGCTGAAGGTGAGTACGACGACCAATCTTTTGACATAATGTCGCAAGTGGTGGCATTAGACGGTGAAGAGAAAACGGTTGAAGAGCTTAAACAAGGCTACCTCAGGCAAGGTGATTATACCCGTAAGACCCAAGCGTTGGCGGAAGAGCGTAAAGCTTTTGATGCTGACAAAGACGCGGTCTATAACGAACGAGCGCAGTATGCTCAACTTTTACCCGCGTTAGCGGCAAAGATTGAGTCAATGGCAGAACCTGAGCCGGATTGGGATAAACTGTATGATACAGACCCCGTTTTGGCGCAAAGGGCAGAGCGTAAGTATAACCAGCAAAAGCAGGAGCGAGAGCAACAGCTTGCGGCTATACGAGAAGAACAATCACGCGTGCAGCGTGAAGAACAGCAACGCGTCCAGCAATTGGAGGCGAAATATGAAGCAGAGCAGAGAGATCTTATTCCTCAGATAATCCCAGAGTGGAAAAATCAGGATGTAGCATCTCAAGAGGCTTTAGAACTGCGCAATTACCTTCTTGATCAGGGGTTTGTTGACGCAGATATCCAAGGTCTAAAAAACGCAATGCTCATTAAGATGGCGCGACAATCCATGTTGTACGAACGTGGAACCGCAAAATTGAAAAAGCAAAGGGTGAAGCCAAAGGCAAGCACAAAGAAACCTTTGCGAGCTGGCACAAGTTCAGGGCGCCCAATGTCAAAGCCTCGTGGTAAAGCTGAAATTCAGCGTGTTCAACAAACTGGCCGTCTCCAAGATGGAGTGGCTGCAATTCGAAAAATGTTACCTTAGGAGGCCATTATGGCAATCGTAGCAAATACATTTACATCGCACAGCGCGATTGGTATTCGTGAGTCACTCGCGGATGTCATTTCCAGCATTTCCCCAGAAGAAGTGCCGGCACAATCTAACCTTGGCTCAGAGAGCGTTTCTAACACTTATTTTGAGTGGCAAACAGATTCTTTAGCCGCTGCTTCAACCACAGCGAGAATTGACGGAGACGATGTCTCGTCATTCGATAGTACAAGCGCGACGACCAGAGTCGGGAATTATACTCATATTCTTCGCAGAACAATGATCATTGCGGACAACCTTGGTTCACAAGACCTTGCCGGAAGAAATGACGAATACGCGTACCAAATCGCTAAGCGTGGTAAAGAGCTTCGCCGCGATATTGAAAAGACGATCCTGGATAATAATGCCCAGGTGGCCGGGAACTCATCTACAGCTCGTGAAACAGGCGGCATTGGCGCATGGATCGCGACAAACGAGAACGTCGGCACAGGCGGCGGTCTAACAACTGGTGACGGTACGACAGCTCGTACAGACGGCACGCAGCGCGACCTGACTGAAGCTATGGTCAAAGACGCAATGCAGCAGGCCTTCACAACAGGCGGTCAGCCAAGCATCTTGATGGTTGGTCCGCACAACAAAACTGTCGTGTCAGGTTTTGCAGGTATCGCGGCACAGCGTTACCAGGCGCCATCAGACGGTCCAACCACGATAATTGGCGCTGCTGACGTATATTTGTCCGACTTCGGGACCCTCAATGTGGTAGCTAACCGTTTTCAGCGTGAGCGTGACGCTCTGCTACTCGACCCAGAATATGCGTCTGTCGCAAACCTACGTCCAATTCAGACAGTAGAACTTGCGAAAACAGGCGATGCTTCTAAAGCCATGATTCTCTGGGAAGGGGGCTTAAAGGTACTTAACGAGGGCGCACACGCCATCGTGGCGGACCTGAACGTATCATAAAAGATCAGGGCGGCTTCGGTCGCCCTTTCACTTTGAGGGGCAAATGAGACGATTATTTGATAAAGATCCTATGACAGGAATAACTCGCTATTGGCACATGCGTGACAATGGCGAATTTGTTATTGAGACACAGCAAGACGTTCGCGCGCTCATAGAAATGAACAAGCGGGATCAAAACAACCAGAAAGATGGCTGGGGTGATGGGCGCCACGTCGCGAGACTTCCCTTAAACGTTCTTTACGATTTAAAGCGGAAAGGCATTCTTGATGACCCGAAAGCATTTATGAAATGGTTAAGCGATAGGGACCAGGGGAACTGGCGCACGAAGACCGGTAGATTAATATAGGCTGACGTGGTATGGTTTTGCTAAATTTTAGGAGCTGAAATGGCTATAACAACTTACAGCGAATTAAAGTCTGCAGTGGGAAATTGGCTAAACCGTGATGATCTTACAACCGTCATTCCGGATTTTATTGCGCTAACCGAGGCTGACATGGATCGCAAGATACGTCACTGGCGCATGGAGCAGCGCAGCACAGCGACTATTGACGCACGCTATACACAATTACCGCAAGGTTTTATGGAGGCGGTGCGTTTTCATTTAGATGTTGACGAGCGTCCTATTGACTTGGTGACTCCTGTTTTTATGCAGACAAAGCGCCAGGGCAACGTGGACACCGCCGGTCGCCCACAGTATTACGCAGTGATAGCCGGGCAAATCGAAGTGTGGCCGACGCCTGATACGGGGTACACCGGCGAGCTGTATTACTACGCACGTACAACGCCCCTCGATGACAGCAACACGTCTAACTGGATCTTAGATCACTTTCCGGATGCCTACTTATATGGGACGCTTTTACACTCAGCACCTTATCTAGTTGATGACGCTCG